TCTAATGATAAATCTGATGAAAATGTTGATGCCATATTAATAAGGTTTTATTGGTGTCCAAACCATTGTTGCTCCTGGTACTATATCGTTCCACGTAATAACTCCTGGTTCTACTGTGTCTAATGTTAACTGAGAACCTGTAGGACTTACTCCTGCGTCAGCTGTAATTGTAACATTTCCTGTAGCCAAGGTCAAGTCAACACCTGAAGGTAAAACAGTAACATCTGTGCTTATGCTAACATTACCTATGTTTAAAGTTACTTGAGATCCAGTAAGTGTATGATTAGCATCAGCTGTAATACTTAAAGTTCCAAGACCTAATGTAAGTCTATTTGGATCAGCTTCTTCTGTAACTGCATCTGCAATAACTCCAGCACTTCCAATACTAATAGTTACCTGATTGCCAGTTACCGATACGTTTACATCTGCATCTGGGCCCGATGTAGCAAATGGTAATGCTGATATTGCGTCAAATCCTAAACTCATAAATTCCTTAAAAGGGGACAGTAGGTATGTGGTGGTGTACTGCCCCCATCTAAAGATTATATCATCGTTTAAACCAGGAAGGAAGACCTAAATGTAGACGCTTGTCGAACATATTATCTTTAGCTCCCGGTGTTTTACGATTGTTATAATGCAGAAAAACTTGTACGCATTCTTTGCCTTTGAATTTTTCTCTCCAATGTTCTAGCTCACAGCCTCTATAAACCAACATATCTCCTGGTTTTAAATCAACTCTAACTCCTTTAGTATTTTTAGAAACATATCCAAAGCCTTCTATTACACCACCTAATTCTGAGTTTGGCTCTAAATATATAGGCCAATCATCACCACCAAGATTCATAGTAGTAGATATCTCACAGCTAAATCTATCTTTATGTCTTTTAAGTTCATCACCTTTTTTATATATTCTTGCATAAGTATATGCTGGGTATAATTTTAATCCTGTTGCTTTTTCCATACCAGGTTGACATTTAAGTAATAAAGTTTCCATAGCCATATTTGCATATTGAGAATAGGTGTTTGGTATTTGACTATCTGGCCCTTCATAAAAACCTATTATATTTTCAAAAGGTGAAAAATATTTTGCTTGTCTACAAGTATCGTAAACCTGTTTTTGCATTCTAAAATAATTTGCAATAAATATTGCTAAGTCTTTTGATATAGCTTGACGGATAACTGTATACTTTTTCTTTTTAAACATCTTTTGCCATCTCTTTCGGCACCGCTTGTATATTCCAATGTATAAATCTAAAAGGTTCTATACCAAAATCTACTGCATATTCGTGTTCCAAGTACCCTGGAAATATAATTAATGTTCCTGGTTTTGGTGTTATGTGAAACTGTTCGTGACCTGGCCATACACCTTTTAAGTCTGGTTTCATTTTTAACTTTGTACATCTTGCACCAGTCTTTGGTTCGTGAAATACAGGATAAGAAGTTTTATCACTACACTTTAAAAAGTAAAAACCCGATACGTGTTGGTTCCAATGTATATGTGCAGAGTGATGACCACCACCTTTTTTAGCAAATTCTTGTACCCACAATTCAGAAAACATAGTTGTGTATTGTTGCATATCATAACCTTGGTGATCTAAATATTCCCAAGACTTTTGACCTATATAATTTCTAAAATCTAAAAAATCATTGTCAGCTGTAAGGGGTGTTGAATGATATGATCTTCCAAAGTCACCGTGTTTTTTTATAAATTCTTTTTCTCTTTTACGAGCATCAGCAATATATTTATTACTTGCTTTGTTTAATGATTTAACAAACTCTGGTTTTTCTTCGCTCCATATTACAGTTGGAAAATAACTATTTATAAACATTATATTTTACTCCAATGTTTTCTCATATTAGGGTATATGTCTTTAATTGATTGTGAGTTTCTTAAATCAAAAGCAATTGTTATTCTCTCATTATTATCTAATACTTCATCTGTAAAATGTTCTACCCAACTAGGAAACAAAGTTATATTTCCAGGATTATTTTTTAAAATAAATCTTTCTTTATGATAGGGCTCTAAGTAATACGTATTTGTATTTGTAGTTTGTATACAAATATGTCCACTTAAATAATCATAATTATTAATAGAATGAAAATGTTTTTTTATTTTTTCACCCTTTCTCATTACGTTGGCCCAACATTGTATGTACAAACTATCTTCATATGTTAAATTAAGTTCTTTCATAAAATCTAAATGTGCATTTTTTATAATTTTTTTTAAATATTTAGTTTCTTTAAACTCTACTAAGTTATATAAAGGACTTCTTGAAGTTAAACTATTAACACCTAAACCTGTTCCTCCATCTTGCCACCCAGTTTTATTAAGTTTTTCAAATTCTTTTTTTGTTTTGTTAATTATATTTTTTTCTTTTTTTAAAATAAAACTAGCAAGTTTTGCAGGTTTTACTTGTGATGAATAATTGTTTTCAAAAATAAAATATTTATAATTTTGATTAAAAATATTTTGATGTGGTTTATTTATAAACATATGTATCATCTAAATGGTTTTCCTAAATGCCAGACAACAAGACTATATCTTGTGCCAGAAGTTACTGGTTTTACTCTATGCCATACAAAACTAGGGAACACAATAATAGATCCTTTTGGTAATATCTCTTTACATTGTATTCTGTGTTTTGATTCGTCTCGCATATGTGGATCATAGTTTCTAAAATCAAATTCTAATTCACCACCTTTATATTCCGAACCATCTGTTAACTGACAAGTCATAGATAGTTTTCTAATTTTACCGTGATCAGGCGTGTTCGGCTTATCATAAGGTTTATCCCAACTATCACAATGCCAATCGTAATATTGATTTAGTTTATATTTTGTAAATTGACAAGACTCAGATCTTTCCCAATCAAAATTCCAACCAGCTCTTGCATTTGCTTCGTGAACATATGGGTGTAATTCTTTGTATATCCAAGTATCATTTAACCAAACTAAATCAGAATTTCTTTTTCTTTTTAAATCTAATACTTCTTCTTTTTTTAATTTTCTATCACCATAGCCACCTGTTCTAGCCATAACTTCTTTTTGTTGATTAGCATAAGCTATAACATCATCACAGAATTTAGGTGTTAATACACTACTAAAATACCAATAGTGATTAGATATATTCATACAATATAGTTTGTATAAAATTTAAACTATCCTTTTGATTGTTAGTTAAATAATACATATTAGTAGATGGAAACATAATAAACATATTATCTTTAAGTTTTATATCCCAACTTCTTCCTTTACGTCTGTTGTCTTCAAAATGTATTCGAACAGAACAATTTTTAACTTTTACACCATATAACAATGTATAATCTGGTGAATTCCGTAGATCTACTGGATCAACGTTTACAAGAGGTTTTGATGTTTCTCCTGGTTTATAGATATTACCAAAGGTATCTTTATAAATTAAAGTAAATCCATATTCAAGACCAATATGATCTCTCATATAAGTGCTCAACATATCGAATGTTCGTGAGAATGGAAAATCTTTGTTTTGAATTATTGATTGTAAAATGTCGCCCGATAATTTATCTCGGTTAATGTCCCAATCTTTAGGCATTGCCACATCACCATAATATAGAGCTTGCTCTGTTAATACTTTCTTCTGCATACCACCACCATTTTTAATTTATGCTTTAGCGTCTGTCAAGTCCCAAGATTGATTAGCTTCGTTCCAAACGTAATACCAGCCGTGAGTATCTGCTTCATTTTGTGATTGTTGTTCTGCAGTTAATGCAGGAGCATCACCAATTGGTGATTTCCAATTTGCAGTTGCAGTATTTTTTACCCAAGATGAATAAGGTTTCGGAGGAAAAAAGATATTATTATCTTCATCCCAAATATACCCTATACCTGCGTAGTTTCCTCTAAATGCTTTTGAGTCATCACCAGATGAATGTTTGTTTTGTGATGTATTGTAAGATGTTTGAATCCACATTTGTGCGGGCCAGTTGTTGTGTGTTTCTAACCACTGTTGACCTACTGATTCGTCTTCAACGCCATCAGCATTTAACATCTTATCATTATCCATAGTTAACACTTGAATAACTTTTCCGTTAGCTCCTAGTTTTGCAAAATGTGCCATAATGTTTCTCCTTATATATTAATTTTAATTACCATTCAACTATTGAAATTTATACCTTATTACAACTATTCCTGAACCTCCACCACCACTAGGAGAACAAGTTGAACCAGGATTATTTGTTTGTCCACCACCTCCACCGCTACCAGTATTAACTGTTCCAGCAACTCCACCTGGACCTCCACCACCAGAGCCACCTGATGCACCAGCAGTAGGGGTATCAGCTATATTTCCACCTCCTCCTCCAGCTCTTGTAACTGATGAACCTGTTATTGAAGATGAAACACCATTACCACCATTTCCTTGCCTTCCAGATGCTGGAGTTGGACTTTGAGGAACACCTGTTCCAGCAGCAGCTGCTCCTCCACCGCCAGAAGCTGCTTGTTGTCCTCCATCATTAGCATTATCACCACCATCTGTACCTTGTGCTGGACTTACAGAAGGTGTATTACCTGATCCTCCAGAAGCTCCACTAGAATTAAAAGCAGCACCTCCACCAGAGCCACCATTAGCACCAGCACCAGTAGTAGGAGAATTTTGTGATCCTCCACCTCCACCACCAGTAGAGGTGATTGTTGAAAATACTGAATTACTACCAGAATTACCTTGACCATTACTAGGCAGCGTAATACCACCTCCACCTCCACCTACTGTAATAGGAAATGAAGTTGCTGTAACTGTAACTGCGTTTGTCGGAGCATTTGCTACTAAAGGTGATGCTGTAAAATTATCTACTGGTGTATTTCTACCTTCTCTGTAACCACCTGCTCCTCCTCCACCACCACTATTTGTAACACCAAGTCCACCACCTCCACCACCTGCTACTACCATATAACCAACAGTATTTTCTGCAGGTGTGCAAGAAATTTTAGAAACTGAAAAAGTTCCTGGACCTGTAAAAGTATGAATTTTAAAATCTCCACAAGTTGTTTCTGTTCCACCTGATGCTACTAAAAAAGGACTTTGGTTATCACTTGTATTTGAAGTTTGTACAGCTGTCCACCCTGCTGTTGCATCTACATAAACAAAAGTTACTGATGAATTTCCTTTTGTAATATCATAATTAGCAGCACTTCCATTAATATTAGATCCATTTCTTGCAATAATTATAGTATTAGTTGCTGCAGAATTATTATAATCTGAAACTGATACAATGTTTCCTGCTGAAGGTGAGGCAGGAAGTGTTACAGTTATAGTTGAACTAGATGAATCTACAAAATACCCTTCACCATTAGTTGCTGTAAAATCCGCTGTTTTTTTTGTTGTTTCCCAATCAACAGTTCCTGTTCTACCAAATCCTGTTTGTGTTCCATTATTTGTAATGGTAACACCAGCAGGAATTGTGAATGTATCTCCACTATCGCCTAATGTGGTTGTACCACAATTTGTTCTTGGACTAATTTTATTTACTTTTATTTCACTCATAATTTACTTAATTTTGAAATTTATACCTTATTATTACTAACCCTCCTGAACCAGCACCTCCAGTAGTAGTGGCTCCACTTGAACCAGAACCAGCTCCACCACCGCCACCACCGTGATGAGTTGCTGATGCTGCAGTTGATCCACTTGAACCAGATCCACCACCACCTAAACCGCCCGATCCACCGGGTCCACCATAACCGTTACCGCCACCGCCACCGCCGGATACATAATATTGACCACCAGAAGGTTGTCCATCAGTTCCCATTGCACTTGGATAACCACCTCCAGCACCTCCAGGTCCTGCTTGTCCTCCTGGATTACCTACTGATCCAGCGGTCATAAAACCTCCACCACCTCCACCAGCAAAGTTTCCACTACTTGCACCACCGTTACCTCCAGGCATTCCTTGAGGTGGACTTACAGGAGGAACGTTTCCATCTCCTGCAGTAGATGCATTTGCACCACTACCTCCAGATCCTCCGTCTTGTCCCTGATATGTGTGACAGTGCCCTGCACCTTTAGCACCACCAGCAGATGTTATTGTAGAAAAAGTTGAAACACCTCCTGTTCCTCCATCACCAGCACCAGGTCCACCTACTCCTGCTGCTCCTCCACCACCAACTGTAATTGGATAAGATGCTACTGGAACTGATAAAGCTGATACACAAGCACTTCTAGGGGCACTTGGTCCTGAATTTGTATATGTTGTTGCAGATAATCTTACACCACCGCCACCACCTGCACCCGCACCTCTAGGGTATTGATAATTACCACCACCAGCTCCACCACCACCACCAGCAACTACCAGATAATCTACGGTGTTTGATCCACACGCATTACCTGCACAAGTTACCGCAAATGTTCCTGGTCCTGTAAATTTATGAATTTTAAAATCACCACAAGTTGATTCTGTTCCACCAGATGCCGTTACATATGCAGAATTATCACCTACATCAGAAAAAACAGATTGATGAATTGATCTCCAACCAATTATTGAATCTATGTAAACTAATGTTGCACCTTCACCTTCACTATTTAATTGTATGGGTCCTCCTGCATCACCACCATTAATTTTTTCTGAACCATTAGGGTCTATTGTTAAAGCAGCTGTATCAAATGTATTTCTGTAATCTTGAAATGAAACAATGGCGCCAGCAGAACCTGCTGGTAAATCTACTTCAAAAGCACCACCATTTGTATCACAAAAATATCCTTTTCCACTTTCTGCTGTAAAAGTTGATGTTTTAATGTCTCCTGTTTGCCAGTCAACAGTTCCTGTTCTTCCAAATCCTGATTGTGATGCACCTGATGCTAAAGTAATCGTATCACCACTAGCGCCAATAGTAATAGTATTACTATTCTCGTTAATGATGTTTGCACCGCATTGGTTTTGTATATTGTTTACTTTAATTGTACTTGTCATAATTTATCTATGCTTGGAACCTATATCTTATCACTACAATACCTGAACCTCCAGCGCCACCATTGGCATTTCCAGGTGATCCACCAGCACCTCCACCACCACCAGTGTTAGCTGACCCTGCACCTCCTGTACCACCAGGAGAAGTTCCAGAGCCACCTCCGCCTGATCCTCCTGAACCATCAGTGCTATTGGTAGAAGCTCCACCTCCTCCACCAGCATAAGTCACTGGTGATCCTGTAATATTTGTAGTTACACCTGCACCTCCATTACCTCCAGCTCCTGGTCCTGCAGCACTTCCAGCTGCTCCGGCACCACCTCCACCACCACCAGAATATTTTGGTGCTGCTGCTCCTGTTCCACCACTATTTCCTTGTGGTGGACTAACAGGGGGCTCATTTCCAAGTCCACCAACATTAGTAAAAAATCCACCTCCACCTCCAGATCCACCTTGTCCACCAACATATGTGCTTGTTGAAGGAGTTCCATTTGATCCTTTGGTTACAGGTCTAACTTGTCCAGGACTATTATTCATTCCACCATCGCCACCTCCTACAGATGTTATTGTGCTAAAAGTTGAATTTGAACCAAATCCATTTACATAAGCTCCTGGTCCTTTTCCTGTTCCACCTGCTCCAACCGTAACTGCAATTGCTCCAGGACTAAAAGGTCCTAAAGATGATGTTGCTGCTAAAGGAGAAGCTGTCCAACAACCTGATGTTGCTGCAACTTTTGATTCTCTAAAACCACCTGCTCCACCTCCAGCTCCACCACCACCAGGACTAGTAGAACCACCAGCTCCACCACCACCGGCTATTACCATATAATCAAGTACGGATAAAGGTCCAGCACCTGCTGAAATACAAAATGTTCCTGGTCCTGTAAATGTATGTACTTTATAATTTGTGCAAACAGTTGCAACTGTTCCACCTGTTGCTGCTATATACGCTGGTACTTCACCTGTTTCTGTATCCTCTGCATTTTGAACATTTACCCAACCTTTAGTAGAGTCAACATAAACAAAAGTTGCAGCTTGACCATCAACTCTTAAAACTGCATCATCTGTTACCCCACCAATTTTTTCAGAACCATTAGCTGAAATTGTAAAATTATGTGTTGAAAAATTTCTTGCGTAATCGGCTACTGCCACAATAGCTCCAGCAGATCCTGCTGGTAAATTCATTGTTATTGCACTTCCAGAATTTATAAAATATCCTTCACCATTTGCTGCTGTAAATGTTGTAGTCTTTGGTGTTGTTTGCCAATCAACAGAACCAGATCTTCCAAATCCTGATTGTGTGGCACCCGAAGCTAAAGCTACAGTCCCACCACAACGACCTATAGTTACTGTGTTTGCATCTACAGCTACTGTCTGACCTGCACCACAACCTACTGTCAAAGTGGTTCCGCATTGTGGTCCTATTTTATTTACTTCTATTTTTGACATTACACTATTACTAAAGTCCCCGTTACTGTTATAGTTGCAGGAACAGTAATAGGTCCTGCAAGAACTGCACTGTCTATTGTTTGAGTTCCGTCAATTGTTGACGCTTGATTTTTTATAAATTCATCTGGAGATGTTTGACCTCCAATGTATTGAACACCGTTTACTATTGCCGTCATATTTCCTCCTTACGAACTAATATCGTCTATAAATGAAGTGACAATATCTAAACTAGAAGCAGTATTACTTTTAGCTTTTAATACATCACCATTTTTTAAAACAATTTTTGCTCCACCTTGAATTAATTCTATCGCAGAATTTGGTGGTACAACCACACCTTTTGCAAGAAAGTGATCATTACTACTATTCTCGATAAATACATCTACTTCAATAGTAGAGGTAAGAACGTTGCAACATCTTATTCCGATAACTGCATCAAAGTCTCCACCAGTTATTAGAGTAACTTCTGATGTTCCGACGTTTCTTTGTAAATCGTTTCTAAAATTTTGTGCCATAATTTATTCCTTTATAACGCCACCGCCATTGCTAATGCAAAGCCAGCTGACGCTGCTCCTACCGGATCTCCTGATGCGTCCAAGAAAACCGATTTACTTGCTGGTAAAGTACAGAATACATCTTTTGTACCTGAACCAAAATCAACAACATTGTCAGAATTAGAACTACTAAAAATTGTAGCTCCTGATCCTCTTGTTAAGTTTGCACTTGTTCCATCTAATGTTCCAAGTCCAACCTCAAATTCACTTGTACCCTGATTAAAGATACAATAGTAAGTCGTATTATTGTTTCCTATACCTTGTGCAAAAGTTTCAAAGCCAGTTGCTGCTGCCCCAAGTGCAAATGCACCTGTTCCAGTAGTTGTGCTTGTTACTTTTACTCTATCATTTATAACTAAGGCCATTTATTCTCCTATGCCATACTTATGATTGCATTAGCCGGTGTAGTAGGATCAGGAAACGTAATAGTAAAAGTACCATTCGTTGCTGTCTTGTTTCCACCAAAATCTAAAACCACTACTAATCTATTTGCTGTACCATCAACTGTATCTGTATTATAGATCGCTGCAAAAGCGGCGGTGAAAGATGCACTACTATAAGTAACATTATCAAAATCAACTGAAGCAACTGCTGTGCTCGAAGCAACTCCAAATCTTGTTAATGTTTTAACTGAATAGTTAGTTCCACCTGTTGTATCTACTTCGCCGTTTCCAGTTCCTGCTAAATACACAGTTGAAGATGTTGAATATGGATTAGTTGTGTATAATGAAATTTTAAAAGTGTTTCCACCAGAAGCTTTGAAGTTATGATTTGCTTCGAAGAGAGCACCTCTAAAACTATTTGGTATTATGTTTGCCATATTGTTTTATCTCCTATGTATAACTTGATGGTGGTTTAACGTTAAGTTGAGCTCGAACTTCACCATCTTGATATTCGTCTCTGCGTCTTTGACCGATTTGCTCGATCGCGTACGATTCTATTGCCTCTTTATATTGGCCTTGGTAGTATTGTAACATATCTGCCGGACCTTTCAAGTATCCATATGCATTTACCAGACAGGCGTATAAAAGTAAATCTTGATATTTATTTGACAAATAAGTCCCAACTGTAGCTGGAGCGGGAGTAGATGTAGTATCAGTTATAGTTTCTGGCTCTTTATCATAAGCTAAAGTAATTTCATAAGTTTTATCAGGTGTTGGTGCTAAAACCCAAAATTCTTCATCCCAGTTTGCATAATATTTAGGTATATCTACAGCTGCAGTTCCAGGTGTAGAGTAAAATTCTGCTATGTATGATGTATCTTTTTGTTCTAAATAAAATTGATTACCAGCTGAATCTTTAAATTGAACATATCTTATAGCTCTTAAATCATCAGGTATCGTAACATATCTATTTCCAATAATAGCATTTGATGTTGCATAAAATACACTTTGATCAGTATCTATCGCTCGATGAATTTTATTTTCTGCATTTATAATTATAGTTTCTAAAACTGAATCAGTTAAAACATTACTACCAACTTCAGTGTAGTTTCTAATATCATCTCTTAAGTTTGTTAAAGTATATGCCATAATTAATTAATTACCTCCAATGTTACTGGTCCTGCTGAACAGTTTTCTCCACCACCAGATACTCCTCCTGTTGTAGCATTGCTAGTGCTAGTTATATGAAAAAAATTTATTGGATCTGTTAAAGGATCTGTCGTTGTAGCTCCTGTAATATTACCTGAAGAGTCTATTTTACCTAAAGCAATTGTAAAACCACTTGTATTATTTAAATCACTTACATTGTCAAATGTAGGTATATTTTGAAATTGTTGTAAGTTTGGAGTGTCGTCCGAATCATCACCACCAGGACCCGCTGCTATTACTTCTGGTGGGCCTCTAAATCTAACTATAGAACCTGCTGTTCTTTGATGATCTTCTGAAAAAACATTTACATAAGTTGTTCCACTATAAATTACAGTTGTAAACGGATTAGAATCTAAAAGTATTAAACTAACTTTAGATGCTGGTTGTGGTCTTGGATTATATAAAGCTTGTGGATCAGAACCAACTGGTTTTGGTTCTAACTGTGGTTGTTTTGGTTCATATTCTGAAAAATGAACTAATGATCCATTCCATTCTCTAACCATTTCATCATAAGGGAATCTTAATCCTGATCTATCTGAAATAGCGTATGCATATTTTCCTGAAGCGTATCTACCCATTATACTCCATCTCCATAAAATGTTTGTGGTGAAATGAAAGTTGATGTACCTTGATTATCTGCATCAAGAGCTCTTAATAATTCACTTTCATATCTACGTTCTAATTCTTGACTTCTATCTGGTGAATATTTTTGACTTAAATAATATGCAAGACCAGACATCATACAAGGATAAAATCTATTTACTATATCTGATGTATTTGTATACGCACCGGCGTCTTGAATTTTTGCTAAATAATAAAAACAAAATTGAAAATTACTTGGAGTTGTAGAATCTGATACACTTGAACTTGGTGTTGTGTATAAAAATATACTTGGATTTAATTTTCTTTCTACATAATATTGTGACGGTGTTCCTTTTGCTAATTTATTTGGTGTTTGCGAGTATGTAGATCTATCTATTTTTGTAAGTGCAATATCCTCTGGAGCAGCTGCATTTGAATTATTTCTATAATAAGCCTCTAAAACTGTATCTAAATCTTCTGGAAAATTTTCTGAATCAGATGCAAAACTATATTCTGCTTGACCCTCTACTAATGGAACTTTTGCAAGTTTTACTTTCCATAAATGAACGCCTCTGTTTGCCCACTCTTGAAACATAATATTTAGAGATCTTCTTGCAGATCTTAACATATATCCTGTTCTTGCACTTTTAACGCCAGTTCTTTCAAATGCTTCTTCTATGATATCATCTATTTGAGGATTAAATTGTGTCTCTTCAGATGTTGGTGAAATAGTTTGAGCAGTGTTACCCATACCAGGGTGGACTGTGCAATAATAAAATAACAAAGGGGCGCCTGTGGTTCTTACAGGTGCAACATTAAATGTTGTTTGTGCTCCTGCATTCCCTGGCACTCCTGTAGAAGTTACACCTGTAGTATAAGCTGTGCCTGCTGGTGTTGCGTGTGTACCATTTGGTGTTGTGGAAAAAGCTATTTGGTGAGTTAAATTTGTGTTGTCAGATTGATCAAATATATAGGTATTGCCTTCTTGTAAATATAAGACAACATTAGCCTCTCCGTTAATATAATATTTATTACCGGTGCCGTATTTGTTAGTCCCCGTTGCTACGGTTACTTTATAAGTTATTGTAGCCACAATTTACTCCTACGTAAATGTTATAGTAACACTTGGTGTAGCTGTTAGATCTAAATAAATTCCTTCTTCAAATAGAATTCCAGAACCTGGAACATAAAAATCTATTCCTTCAGATCCAAACTCAAACGTAGCTATTGCAGTTCCTGTAGATCCACCAGATTTAAAAATTATTTTAGACCCAGAAGCTCCCTCTGCTTGTATTCCTGTTAACCTAGCTCGTTGAGTTGTAGGAACCATTTGAGCATCGGCTGTAGCGTTG